TAGTGACGGTCTTGCTACTGCTGATGTGTCTGGCTATGTCGATACTGGGAGCTATATTTTTAATGCTCTTTGTTCCGGTAGCATTCATGGTGGGCTACCTCAAAATAAAATTACAGCGATTGCGGGAGAGTCGTCAACAGGCAAGACGTTCTTTGTCTTAGGAGTATGTAAGGCATTTTTAGAGGACAACCCTACAGGCAATGTAGTTTTCTTTGAGAGTGAATCTGCAATCAGTAAAGATATGATTGAGAGTCGTGGTATTGATTCTACAAGAATGTTGATACTACCAGTTACCACAGTACAAGAGTTTAGACACCAATCTATATCTGTATTAGAAGCCTATGACAGTGATGAAGAAAGAACTCCTTTGTTGATGTGTCTTGATAGCCTTGGTATGTTATCTACAACTAAAGAGATTGAAGATACAGAAGCTGGTAAAGAAACTAGAGACATGACCAGGTCACAGATAGTCAAGGCAACCTTTAGAGTATTGACCTTGAAGTTAGGTAAACTTGGTGTGCCTTTGATTCTGACTAATCACACCTATGATGTTATTGGTTCAATGTTCCCACAGAAAGAAATGGGTGGCGGCAGTGGACTCAAGTATGCTGCATCAACAATTATCTACCTGTCAAAGAAGAAAGATAAAGACGGCACAGAGGTCGTAGGCAACATAATACATTGTAAGACGTACAAGTCTAGACTCACAAAAGAAAATCAAGTGGTCGACGTTAGGCTGTCTTACACAAGGGGTTTAGACAGGTATTATGGTCTTTTAGAGTTAGCAGTAGAAGCTGAGATATTTAAAGCGGTATCGACTCGTATAGAACTACCCGATGGTACTAAAGCATTTGGTAAGACTATCAATAATGATCCAGAAAAATATTATACCGAAGAAGTAATGCAGCAGTTAGACACATTCGCTAAAGAAAAATTTTGCTATGGATAAGTTTATTAAAGTTTATGATGATGTTATAGATGAGGTATCTTGTACAGCTATTATTGAGAAGTTTGAAGATAGTCATGAGCATTTTCAAACAGTTCATTTTGAAGAAAGTAATAATAGAATATCATTTGAACAGATAACTTTTGTTGACCATGAAGAATGGGAACCAGTACAGAATGGTTTGTTGGAGTTGTTTCAAGATTATATTTTACATTACAGGGTTGATTGTGATGTTTCAACTAAAATGTGGCCAGAAACTTATGGCTATGAAGCTATAAGGATGAAACGTTATCTTAATAATGATTATGATAGATTTGATCCTCATGTGGATGTTATGAATTATGAGACTGCTAAAAGATTCTTGTCCTTTTTCATTTATTTAAATGACGTTGAAGAAGGTGGTGAAACAGAGTTTTTAAATATCAAGAAGCCGGGTACATTTATACCTTTTCAAGTAAAACCAAAGAGAGGACGACTGTTGATGTTTCCACCCACATGGCAATTTTTCCATGCAGGATTGAAACCTATATCTGGAAAGAAATATCTCATACACTCCTATTGTCATTATGAATAAACCTTGTACAGCTTATTATTATGTGACACATAAAGAAACTCAACAACAAGGTTTAAAAATAGCTGAAGGTGAGTATGATGGTGTAGTGTTTCTATTTAAGGATGTACATTTTCCTATACATAAGGAAGATGGTACTCTTTTAGATCCTAAAGACGCAGCAGAAATTCCCTTGACATTTGGCTATGATGTGTTGTATAATCCAACAGATGAGGAAGTAATAACAGAGGAGTTTCAATCTGTTATTGGTGATATATTATTAAATGTAATTGATGAAAGCTTAGAACATGACCAAATCGAAATTAACACAACGAATAGAAGAGATAATTCTGACGAACTTGATTCACAATGAGGAATTTACCAGAAAGGTAATCCCATTTATCAAGGCGGAATATTTCCAAGATGGTGTAGAGAAGGTAGTATTTGAAACCATTTGGAATTATGTAGAGAATTATAAAGCAAACCCAACAATAGAAACTATAGTAATAGATGTTCAGAAGGTTGTTCAAAATGAAGAACAGCATAAGTCTTGTTTAGAATATATTGAAAAAATTTCGCCAGGAAATTCTGACCAGGAATGGTTGATTAAAGAAACAGAGGATTGGTGTAAAGAACGTGCAATATATAATGCCATTCTAAATGGTATTCATATCATAGATGGTAAAGATAAGAAAAGAACACCAGAGGTTCTTCCTAGTATATTATCAGAAGCATTAGCAGTATCGTTTGATACAAATATAGGACATGATTATACAGAACAGTCCGAAGATAGATTTGAATTTTATCATACAAAAGAAGATAAGATTCCATTTGATTTAGATTTCTTTAACAAGATGACCAAGGGTGGTTTACCCAATAAGACATTGAATGTTGCTCTTGCAGGTACGGGTGTGGGCAAATCATTGTTTATGGTTCATGTAGCTGCTAATTGTTTAATGCAGGGTAAGAGTGTATTATATATTTCGTTAGAGATGGCTGAAGAACGTATAGCGGAAAGAATAGATGCAAACTTAATGAACGTGACAATGGATGACCTGCGTGATCTTCCAAGACATATGTATGAGAGTAAGTTTGAAAGAATACAGAAGAAAACTCAGGGTAAACTTATCATTAAAGAGTATCCTACAGCATCAGCTCATTGTGGACATTTTAGATCATTATTGAATGAGTTGAAATTGAAGAAAGATTTTTCACCAGACATATTGTTTATAGATTATATCAATATCTGTGCATCAAGTAGGTTCAAATCGGGTATAGTAAATTCGTATACTTACATTAAGGCTATTGCGGAGGAGATGAGAGGTCTTGCCGTAGAGTTTGGTATACCAATTGTGTCTGCAACACAGACAACGAGACAGGGTTTTGTGTCAACAGATATAGGATTGGAAGATACATCAGAGTCGTTTGGTTTACCAGCTACGGCAGACTTGATGTTTGCTTTGATACAAACAGATGAATTGTTAGAATTGAATCAGATGGTGGTTAAACAATTAAAGAATCGTTATGCAGACCCAACAACTAATAAGAGATTCATTATAGGCGTTGATAGGTCTAAGATGAAGTTGTATGATGTTGCACAGGCCGGACAAGATGACTTGGTAGACACAGGTCAAACAGAGGGTAATATAGAGGATAGATTTGCTGACTTTAAGGTGTAGTATATAATAAATATTCCCACAACCCGAGGTGGTAATATGGCTTTTGATTTTTTTCCAAAAACTAAAAAAGAACTAGACTCTAAAACCAAAACTTATAAACCAGAAATTGCTGGTGAAATTTATTCTCTATTTTTATATTTGAAAAAAAAGTTTCCTAAAGTGGAAACTCCTATTAATATGGACTTTTCTAAAAAAACTACGGTTAATATTACTAGGCAGATAGAACAAGACACAAAAATACAAAAAATAAAAAAAGATGTTGGAATAACAAAACTAACTATAAAATTTGGTAATGGTTCCTCTGGCAACAGGGGTGTTAATAATAGAGGAAATTTATTTGAACCAGAATTTGCTATCGCTTTACTAGATTGGTGGGCTGGAAAAAATGTTAAAGATCAAAATATGCTAACATCAATAGAACATTTGGATAAAACTTACAAAATTTCTTCCAAGAAAAAGTTTAAAGTGAGTGTTGTTGGTGCTGAAAATACCAAAAGACCTCTTACCTATAATAATAAAATAGTATTAACAAACCCCAAAGGACTAGGATATGATATAGGAAAGTCAGTTACAGATATTACGATTGAAAGTGGTTCTAATGAAATTTATTTGTCATTGAAACTTGGAGGAACGGTTACATTTTTTAATGTCGGTGTTCGTACTGTACTTCCAGTAGACGATATTAAGTCAAACAATATAAAAAATAAAGACGGTAAAAAATTATTAAAACTATTTGGCATTCAACAAAATTTATTTTGTGATGTTTTTAATGGTGAACTGAAAAGTGGTGTAGTAAAAAATGCTAAGTTGAGTTCGGATATTGACACTCTACTAAAATCTGGAATAGGATATGGATACCACATTATACATAAAGTTTCTGGAAAAATAATATCTAAAGAGATGAGCAAAGCGGCTATGAATAAAGCATCTAGAGTTGGCTCGGCAAAAATTTATTATGGAGGAAAAGGAGGTCATGGTAAAAGAATAGATATAGAAATGGAATCTCCAACTTATAAATTTAAATTAAACTTTAGAGATACCCAAGGAAAAGATGGTTATCCTACTAGACTTATGTGTGATTTCTCATACAGATAAAAAATATATGAATAACTTTAATCAATTTTTAACCGAAGATAAGAACACTCACCTAGAACATCTAGAGGATGATATTCTTAATAGCGGTGTCAGTGGTGGCAGAAATGCTATAGCGTTTCTCTATTCTCTACAAGATATGTTACAAGGACAGAGTAAACGTCGAATGAATGTAACTGTTAAATGGGATGGTGCACCTGCTATCTTTGCAGGTACGAACCCAGAGAATGGTAAGTTCTTTGTGGGCACCAAGTCTATCTTTAATAAGACACCCTTGATTAACTATACCCATGCAGATATAAGTAAGAATCATCCTGCAGGTCCAGGTCCAAAACTTCATGTTGCATTAGATTATTTTAAGAAGTTAAATATACCTGGCATTTGGCAAGGTGATTTGCTTTATACAAGTGAAGATTTATCAGCTGATGTTATTGGTGGTGATAAGTCTATAGTATTTACACCCAACACTATTACATATGCAATACCCTATAATACTGTTGTAGCAGGCCGTGTAGCTAGATCAAAGATTGGTGTAGTCTGGCACACCACATATTCTGGTAAAACTATGGATGGATTGAAGGCTACGTTTGGTGCTGATGCTAAGAAGTTAAGAAAGATTAGAAGTGTATGGTCTATTGATGCTACATTCAAAGACACTTCTGGTAATGTAATGTTTACACAACAAGAGGGTAAACAGTATCAAAGTATATTGAAAATGGCTGCTGGATCATTGAAGAAGTCTACACGGTATCTTAACATGATGCAAAAGGTAACCCATCCAGAAGCTCCGGCAAATATACTAAAGATTTTTCTTAATTCTTATATCAGAGGCGGTGAAAAAATACAAAATACTTCTAAAGTTCTTAACTTTTTTGAAAAATATTATACGGAAAGATTGAATAAGAAGATAAAATCTATCAAATCTCCGGCTGGAAAGAGGAAATGGGAACAAATAAAGAAGGATGGAATATTAGAATATAATAAATATAAAAAAGATTTGTATTTTGTTATTGCGTCTTACATCACATTACAAACTGCCAAGACCATGGTGATTAGAAAGTTAGAAAGGGCAGAGAACATCGGTACATTTTTAAGAACACCCACGGGATACAGAGTAACTGCTCCAGAGGGTTTTGTAGCGATAGATCATATAGGTAAAGCTTTGAAGTTAGTTGATAGATTAGAATTTAGTCGTGCGAATTTCACGGCAACAAAGAACTGGGTGAAAGGTTAACCAACAATAAAAAAAATAAAGGTAACTAAATATGTTAAATGGATGGATGCTTCCCGGCCTAGGGGCATTTGTAGTAATGCAAGCATCAGCTGCAATCTGGTGGGCTTCTGCCACAGATACAGAAGTGCAAACGAATACTACTGCTATTGAAAGGGTAATAGACAACAGCACCCAGATCGCTATTATTCAAGTGCAGGCGTCAGCTATGCAAGATGATATTGTAGAGATCAAAGATGATAATAAAGAACTTAAACAAATGACACAGGAGATATTGCTTAAGGTTAATACTTTAAGTAATAATTAAAAATTATGGCAATAAAGAAAAAGTTTAGTAAGAATGTAGAAAGTAAAGCAGCACCAATAGCAGATTGGAAAGATACAATGGAATCTTCTCCGAATGATGATGGTGATACTCGGTGTTCACATGATGCGTGCCAGGGCCATCCTGAAACGTATTCTCAAGAAGATTTGATTGCTCATATCGTATCAGTACATTCAGAGTAGAACATGGCAAAGTCTGTAGCATTTACGTTTGGGAGATTTAATCCCCCGACAGTTGGGCATGAGAAGTTGATGGATAAAACTCGGGGTGCCAATAAAAACTATCGGGTATATGCTAGTCAGTCACAAGATTCAAAAAGAAACCCATTAAATCATAGAACGAAAGTGTCGGTGATGAAAGTTATGTTTCCTGTACACGCTCGAAAAATTAAACGAGATAAGATGACAACGGCCATAGATGTTATGGTTAAGTTATATAAGGAGAAACATACGGATGTTTTGATGGTAGTGGGTTCAGACCGTGTAGGTGAGTTTAATAAGTTACTAAACACATACAACGGTAAGAAAGCCTCACATGGATTTTATAAATTCAAATCAATTCGTGTAATCAGTGCAGGTCAACGTGACCCAGATGCAGAAGGTGTATCTGGTATGTCAGCATCAAAGATGAGAAAGGCCGCACAGAGTAATGATTACAAATCATTCCAAAAAGGTTTACCTATAAAATATAAACAGGGTAAACAATTATTCAAGGCACTTCAAAAAGAAATGGGTATGACAAAATTTAAAGAGTGGGTAGAGGTTTTTGAAGGTGGACTAACACACAATGGTCCAGGTATAGCTACACCTATCAAAGTAACCCCACTTAAAAAAATAAAAGATACTGGAAAGAAACCAAAAGATATGCCGGGCGCCTCTGATAGAGCACCAAGAATTGAAAGCTTTAAAGATAAATTAGTATAAATAGTATAGTAAAACACAATATAATGCAGAGTAGGTGAAGTAAACCGAAACGAGAGAGGAAAGAATTATGCCTTTATGGGGAGCAAGCACATCTGACGAGTCAAAGCCAAAGCATTTGACAATCGCAGAGAAAAAAAATGTACTAGCCACAACTAGTGGTTGGGTACGAAAAGCAGGAACAATTGATAGCGGAAATGATAACGCATCAGCTGATGTAGAAGTTTTGGTGGCAATTGGAGATTTAACTACTTCTCTTGGTGCTGCTACAATTACATCTTGTGACTTTATTACTACAGCATGGGACGCAAGTGCCGGTGGAACACTTCAATGTAGAGTTCGATGGAACGAAGCGGTTGATGTTGTAGTCGGGGGTTCAAGTCTCAAATTGAATGTAAATAGAACACCAGATGGTGGTTCAGCGGCTTCGCATACTTTAGTATACGCTAGTGGAACTGGAACTAATGTACTAGTATTCTCACTTGCAATTGCAGGTGGTGCACCAGTAGCGGCAGATGATAGTTTTGCTATTACTGACCAGAATCTTGCATTTGGTGGTGGAACTACTTTAAAAGATGCCGGAACAGCTACAGCTTCAGAATTTGCAATTACTGCTGCTCAAGCAACAGCTGCTGGTACATTAGTCGCAACTGCATAATAATGAGTTGTATTTGATCCATGTGTATGCATGGAGTAACATTCCCGAAAGGGTTTATATAGGAGAGAAAAATGGCTGATAAGAAAATCACCGCATTAACGGACTTGGGTTCTGGTATCGCTTCGGAAGATTTGATGCACGTTATTGATGACCCGGCAGGCACGCCTGTAAATAAAAAGATTAGTGTAGCGAACGTATTTAATAACATTCCTACATGGTTGGGCTTAGATGGAACAGCTCAGACATTAACGGCTGCAGGTGCAGTTACAGTAACAGAATCGGTTACACACTTAACATTAGCTTCTACAGCACAGGCATTAAGTCTACCTGATGGTGCTAATGGACAGATTAAGATTGTAACTTGTATTGATGGTACAGGTGCAGGCACAATGACACTGACACCAGCCAATATGGCCGGCGCAAGTACAGTGGCATGGGCTACAGGTACTACTGGCGCATCTGGTGGTACAGGTACAGGTTCCATTTGGGTAGGACTTTTTACAAGTGGTAAATGGCATAGTCTGTCCGCACTTGGAGTTACTATAGGATAATTATGGAGATATTTTATTATGATAACTGTTGAGAAACTTAATGAGAGAAGGGAGACCATCCAGAAAGATATAGTAACTGTAGAAGATGCATTGAAACAACTTGAAGCGCAGAGGATACAAATACAAGCTAACCTTTTTGCGCTTCAAGGTGCTCTTCAACAGATAGATTTTTTTCTTGAAGGAGACCCAGAGGAAATAAAAGATGAGTGATGTAATTAGATACGGTGCAGGCGGCAAACCATATATTGGTGCTGTTGGTGATAGAAGTACCGAAGCTATTATAGTAGCTACAGAAGAAAAAGAACCAGAAGTAAAAATAGATTTTATAGTTGAAGAAGATGATACTCCTTTAACTGAAGAACAGGTAGTAATTAAAGCTAAAGGTAAAAAGAGATGAAATCATTTACACAATTTATGGCTGAAGATGCCCCAGGTGCAATGGTTGGTAATGCCGAAAAGATTAGTCAGACTGGCGGCTCAGATACTTATGATATTCAAAATGCAGAAGTTCTAAAACGAGTTAATGCATTTGTAGGATCAATTGCTGATCGAGAATATCTTATACCTGAGAACGCTGTTAAACAACTTAAAGGTTTTTTGGAGAGGATTGGTTTGTCTTTTGAGACACCCGAACTTCCAGAAAGTGGCACAATTACTGCACCATTAAAAAGATATGGCGGCGTTTTTGGTAAGAGTACAGATACACCTTTTGATGAATTTGACCGTGAAGATGGCATTGATAAGAGTTTAGAGATCAGTGTGGAGTCTTTAAAGAATAATTCTTGGAAAGTATATGCTAAGATAGTATAAAAATGTTTGAAAATATAACGCCGGCAAATTGGGTGATGTTTGCTATGCATAATTATGATAATCCGCAGGCGAATGGTGAAGAAGAATTTTACGATGATGTGAAAAGATTTAAGTATCTTAAAAGACTTCTAAAGATTTATCACCAGGGTGGTGATCTGAAGGAACGATTGATACTGAATCACATTATAGTATTAACTAATGTGTTTGGCGTTGAAGCGTCTGGTACTTTATTATTTTTTAAGATAGAAGAAGATTATTGGACAGTATTAAAAACCTTTATGGTATATCTCAATATGGTACCAGAGGATGAGATGAACGAAATACCAATGGACGATTTTGTATGGAAGACGTTAGAAAATATTTAGAAGAAGGACGAGCCATAGATTTATTTGTGGCCTATCGTTTTCTCCGTATACTCACGACTCCGTGGGAAGATCAAGATGCCTATAAGTTAGGCATCATTGATAAGGATGGTAAACTCTTACGAAAACATAATGAATTAAAGACTAGTGAAGAAAAGGAATCTTTTACATTACTACATAGACTTATCTTTAATCTAAAGAGAATTCTGCATAAGATACCTGGCGTAAGGACGAAGATAGGTACATATGCTACTGCTCTTTATTTACTTAAACAACACATGGCTTCCGATGAAGAACAGGAGCGTATGATTGAAAAAGCTTTCTATAATTATCTAATAGATAATGGCCTTGCAGAGCAAGAAGAAATTGATGAAGCTGATTCTTCAATGCAAAGAGCTATGAAAGATCGTGAAAAAAATACTTACGATAGACAGAAAGATACTTTAACCAGACAACATAAACGCAAAATGGATCGTCTAGGTGATAGAATTTCCAGGCGAGAAAAAGCTTCCGGCGCAGAACAAGGTGAAAAAGATAGTAGAACTTCACTGGGTAAACAAATGGAATCTAAAAAAGAAAAAGAACCTAAAGAAAAAGTTGACAGTAAAACTATTCAGAGATGGTCAGTTTGGACACAAGGTCCAGATGATGCTCTTGAAAAGAAAATGAAACGTCAGTATAAAAATACGACACCTGGTCAAGAGAGAGATTATGCCAAACTTGTAGGCAATAGGAAGTTTCAAAAGTTTGAAGAAGTAGAAGAAGTAAAACTTCAAGATGAAGATGCAGTCGCCAACGCTGTAGCACACGGCGGTGTTGACATGGCGCCCAATGCTAAGGGTACAAAAGTTTGGCTGAAAAGAAAACGCAAATCAGAAATAGATGGACGTACTAAAGCTTATAGAAAAGTAACAAAAAGAATAAAAGAAAGAAATACCAAAACTCAAACAAGAGCAGTAGAAAAAAAGTTGGGTCTGTTTGGTGTTATTTCTAATCCCTTTAAGGAAGAGGCCGAGATGGACAACAAATATTTAGAAACCAAAAAAGATAGTATCGAAGATGCTGTTACGCAAAGTGTGGAACGAGAGTTTATTAATCCTAATACAGGTAGAACAACACTTACATTGCCAACGAATAGATATTTGAAATCTAAAGATGGTAGTATTGTAGATGCAGTTGAGTCTATCATGACAGAAAATAAACCATCAGATAAAGAAGTCCGAATGGCCAAGGGCATTGCGAATGACCCACGACATAAGGCCGGCGACATGACAGGTGCATGGAAGAAAGCCGAGAAGATTAAGAAAGGATTGGGTGACCATCCTAAAGTTGCGAAGGCACTACGAAAGGCTAACGAAGAATCTGAATTCGATGAAACGTCTGGAGAAAAAGAACAGAAAAGTAAAATGAATCGTCGCCAGAAGAAATGGGATCACGCTTCTAAAGATGACAGTTTGGATGGTGTAGATCAAAAAGAATTGAAAGGTAAGTGGAAAGACCGTGAAGATAAAGATATAGATAACGATGGCGATAAGGATGATTCAGATAAGTATTTACACAAACGCCGTAAAGCTATATCTAAAGATATTAAAGATCAAGATAAAGATCCTGTTGGTAAGAAACATGAGTCTAAAGAAAGTAGTTTGATCGCTGCCGCCGCAACCCAGATTGAAAACGATGTTAAAGAAGTCTGGAAGAAAGATGTTATGAAGAAACCTGCTTCGGGTGTGGAGAAAGGTTTTAGAGATAAGGATAAAGAAAAGAAGGCCCGAGCAGATAAGAGAACTTGGCCTAAAGATTATCGTGCCAAGAAAAATGAGTCTAAAGAAGTAGAACGTGGCGAACGTGATGTTGCTAGTAACGCTTACACCAATTATGTAAAGTCTTTAACGCCGGGCGAAAAACCCCAAACTAATATAACAGATGTAGATGCGGCAAAGTCTGATGTAAAACAGAAGAAAGAAAAGGCTCAACAGAATAGGCAGGCAACAGTAATAGATGATGAGTTATCTTTTGAATCTATAGAACAAGCTACAGATTGGCTCACTTCAGAAGATTATGCCACACCTAGATTTGCCAGCAATTTAACTAACAAAGAACTTGGAAGAAAGGCTGCAGCAAGTCGTAAACTCCGAAGAACTACACAGCAGAAAGCTAGAGATAACCGAAAAACCGATACAGGTTATACTAGAGGATTTTCCCGAGCGAAATAAAATTGAGGATTCGTTATGATACAGATTGTTATTATATTAGTAATACTTTTAGGTGGTGGTGGATTTGGTGCCTGGACTTATATGCAGAAGTTACAGGCAGATAACCAAGTACTACAAATTAACCAAGAAGTACTGAAAGAGAATGAACTAAAACTAAATGATGCATTAGCAGCTCAAGATGCAGTTATTGCCGCAAAGGCACAACAGGCTGAAGATATACAAACAGCCAACAATGCACTGAGAGCTGAGACATCCCGTCTTAACAGTGAGAAGGATAATCTTGCAAAGAAACTAGGTAAACATGAGTTAGATATTCTAGCTCAGAACAAACCTGGTTTGGTTGCAAGGGTAATCAATAGGGCTTCAGATAGAGCTATGAGATGTTTTGAAGTGTTGACAGGTGCACCATTGACACCCGATGAAGAAGCCGCAAGCAAACCTTCACAGTACAATAGTGAATGTCCTACTATACATCCGAATTATGGTAAGGAGAATACATAATGAAAAAGTTGATTTGGTTAGTGCCCGTGATGGCGTTGTTTTTAGTTGGTTGTTCTATGACAAAGGTGAAGCCTGAACAAAAGGTTGTTATTCAAAAAGTAATCGAGAAGAAACTTCCACTAAATATAGCGAACCCAGAATCATTGTCTTTGGAAAAAATAGACTGGGTTATTGTAACAGAGGAAAACATTGACGAGGTTTGGAAACAGATTAAATCTGACAACGAAGGTGTTGCACTGTTTGCCTTACGTCACGGCGATTATGAAAAACTCGCTATGAATATTGTAGAGATTAGAAAACTAATCGGTGAGTATGTTATTATACTTAAACAATACAAAGAATATTACGAGGAAAAATAAATGGATTATATAAAGAAAATTTTTGGAGAAAGAACATCTCTAGATGGCACAGTACTAATTGGTATCGGTGTAGTGTGCTTACTATTTTCACCACTAGTTAAGTGGGCAGCGTGGGGTGCAATAGCCTACGGTGCATGGACACTATTGACAAAGGAAAAGGAAATTTAATAAATGAGTAATGTATGGTCTGGTAAACTTGATTGCACCTTTCATGGAAAGATGCACTGGGAACTAAATGCTGAGATGTGGTTTGCATCCGCTGAAGCAAGTACCCACCACAACTTGTGGAAACAAATGGGTGTAAAGATAACACGTTCTAGAAGTATGAAGGACAAATCAAAAGTCTATGCACCTAGAGGTTATGATACAGACCTTGCATCTATTCCTAGAGCCGGCTGGGCCCTTGTTGCACCTTGGGATGTAGCAAGAGCAGCCATCATACACGATATACTTTATGGTGCATTGAGAGATGCATTACATAATAAAACACATGATGAGAAAGTTGTTAATGAAATGAGAGCAGCTGCTGATCGAGTGTTTTTAGAAGGCATGACCCATGCCGAGCCTAAGATAGCAACCTGGAAGGCTAAACCCTGTTATTGGTCAGTTAGACCCTTTGGGAGGTTTGCCATCCGTAAAGCCGGTATGGCACAAACATAAATGGGCCTGTTGTTTTGGGCTTTAGTCCGTACGTTAATCTTTAGCACATTGGGAAGCACTTTCTACAAGTGGTTTGCCACTACCAAAACAGGTAAGTGGTTTGATTTGAAGGTACACACAATATTAGATAAGGTGACAAATAAACATGATAAAGCAATGGCGAAGAAATCTCCTCAGCTTGATATGTTTGATAACAATAAGCCTGATAAGTCTTAACGTTCAAGCATACGACTCTAACTTTTCACTACATGGATCCCGTGCTAGTTTTTTAATGCAAGATAGTAGGTGGATGACATTAAACTACCTACACCCAAACGCCAACAAGATTGGTATGAGAAATGCCGCAAAGGCAAACGGTGATACTCATATTTATATCTACACTAGAAATGGTGGAGATGGATACAACGGCGGTCCTAAATTTGACCTTAGGGTAATCTCACCCAAACCAGATTGGGAAGCTCAGTTAGATACTCTTAATGCAGTAGGTCTAAAACCTGTATTGTGGTTGACACCCGA